CGCAGGGTAAGTATCATCACTCAATTTTTCATTTGCTGAGATACCGGCTTTTTTTGCCACAAAATTAATATAGTTTTGCGTGTCGTTTTCACTGTTTGGTGCCCATCGTGCAATTATACCCGCAATGTTATCAAGCCCATATTTAACGGCATAAGTACGCAGAATACGCGCCCCCGCTCGAATACCATGAACGGGCGTTATAAACTCCTCAAAAGTAGGGTCTAAATCAAGCTCGTGCTCACCTTCCCACTTTGCACCCCCGTCGGGTGCCTCTTTTATATTAAGCGGATTATTGTTTCTAAGGCCGCGCGCAGCTTGGTTAATTTGCGTTGGAAACATAGCCACCCCCAGCGCTGCCGCTGTTGCTAAAAACATGTGTGATTTTTTCATCAAACCACCTCTTTTAACATGCGTATTTTCGCAAACGCCTTTGCTTTGATCGCTTTTACTTTATACGTTCGCACTGTGTAAAGCCCTCGATTATCCTTAACCCCCGCCCGCAACAAAAAGGTCTCACCAATAAACACACCATCTCCACCCGCTGCAACATCTGGCGTATACGTCTCGTTCCCTGTTCTTATAAATGATACCCCGCCATCATACGAAACATCTTGACCCTCTTTTGATACCGAATAAATTAACCCGCTTTGCAGCATCAAAAACGCCCCCGTCGACGCTGCTTTTTTTATTACACTGCTTTTTTTTCTATCTATAATTATTGAATCACCATCTCTTTGATTCAGCACTATATATTCATCGTTTTTTAACACTCTCACAAACGAAAGCCGTGCGCTTAGCTCGCCATAAGGTTTACTCATACCGTCAACGCTATCAAAAACACCCGTAAAGTCTGTTATGTCCATAATTGCAGCCTTGCCGCCACCACCGCCAACCATTAACCATTTACTCGTGTATTCATCAAAAAAACAGGCGTCTATTGTGTAACCGCTTGCCACGCTAAAAATAATATCATCTGGATTGCTTACTCCTCGCCAACCCTGCCCCGACGCATACCCACACCACTCAAACCCGTTCCAACTCAACCGCCGCCAGTTGTAAACGTACAATAACGTAGCAATCGTTTCAATTAAAACGCCCACACTATAAACCTCTACTTTCCCGTCAGAATACAAAACACCGACAACGTCTTTTTCAAAGTCTTTTACGTGAATATCTACTATTCTCTTTTTTAATGGGTTTATTTTTTCAACTCGGTCTTCCGCCGCCCTTAACAAAACCTGCTCATCTGACGTATCACCAACCAGCGATTCGCTAAAGTATATCGCCTTACCAGTTGCGACCCCCTCACTCCCTATTCTTCGACCATAATCAACACCATCAACTTGATTACCCAAAACCCCCTTAAACTCACTCATTTCTAAATTAGGGCTTTTATCTACTGCAATATGCAATTCTCCCGCTCCCTCTATTCTCTGCATAACCCCCGCCCTAACAGGTATTCCATTTTCCACATTTACCCCTTCGCCACCATACCAAAACGGCTCACTATCACTATAAAGCGTCACCGCCACTCTGTTTCTCTCAAACGGTAGCGCTTTTTGAGTCCCCCCAAAGTGCTCAATTAAACCGCTTGTATTTGAGTTCCCGCCTTTGGTTGGCGCTTCATATCCTAAACGGCTTTTACTTGCCCATATCTCAACCTTTTGCGGATACTCTGATTGTAAAATAATTGTCTGAAACTCTGGCAAAGAAACGTCAAACCCTGAACGAACTTCTGTATTTATCACCTCGCCCCCATTCGCTGCATAAGCAATCATTTTTAAATCTGTTTCACAATTAATTATCTTTATATAACGCGACTCACCTGAATCTATCTGCGTTAATGCGTTCGGTTTTAATGTTTTTCTATGAATCATTGTTTTTTACCTTTTGCTAATGCGAATAAACCAGCCGCAACCGAAATTGCCACAATACTAATCATAAGCGTTTTATTTGAATCCTTAGCCAGTTGCTGACCATCGGAGCGACTCATATTGTCAGCGAACTGCAACGCGCTATCACTTGCGTTTAAAACGTGCCCCATAGCTGTATCATTAGCGCTGTTTATGTTTAATTGATACTCAGCCATCAAATCAGCACCGAACGCCATAGAATCGCGCGCTAGGTCGGTAGTTTGATTGCTTGTTAACTCTGCCAGCATTGCCATATTGTTATTAGAGTCGTTTATTGAATCTAACGCCCCGTTAAACGTATCACGACCAAAATCAAAGCTTTGACCTGTCATAAACTCGCTTGAGTCTATAACGCTCTGCGCAAGTGATGAATTACCATCCATAGCCGCAAGCATGGCGTCGTTACTGTACGCCATAGCATCACCCATCAAACCGCTTGAAATATCAAGCGCATCAGAGCCAAAATTGAGCGCATCAGAACCAAAATTGAGCGCGTCACGATTAACCCCCTCTGCAAAGTCGAGCGAATCACGATTAACACCCTCCGCATAATCAAAACCATCTGTTATTGCATTCCCTGCAAACTCGGTTGAACTGTAAGCCATATCAGCAGCGGTATTAAACGCTGCTTGGCTTGAGTCCGACATAAACCCGCCAATGCGCGCCATTGCATCCACAAGACCGTGATCTGTCATTGTTACACTGTTACCGCTGCCATTAATCACAGCGCCTAAGTTATCGCCCTGTGTCGCAATATTTGTACTTTCATTGTTCGTCGTTTGGTTGCTTGTGCTTTTTGAATTGCCGCCGCCGAATAAACCCATAATCTCACCTATAAAAAAAGGGCGCGCGTTTGGCTGCGCGCCCTTATTAATTAGTAACTATTTATAAATAATTACTTGCTTTTCATCACTAGCAACAAGCCAATAGCAACAGCGGCGACAATCATTAGCTGATTGTTTCCATCTGTTCCAAAATCAATCCCACCGCCTGAAAAATTACCGCTTTGTGATTGCTGGCCTGTCTCAGCGCTAGAGCTTGAGGTGATGCTAGGCATACCACCCATAGGTGATGCACCCCCCATCAACGCGCCCATTACTTAGCCGCCTTTGGTTTGCGTAGCCAGTCGCGTACATACTCAGCCAAAATTGCACCCGCTGCCGAAATAGCTACACCGTATGCAAAATATTTAACACCTTTACCACTTGGTTGACGCATTATTTACCTCGCATTACTAAGCCAAGAACCAGCAAACCACCAAAACCCATTAATAGTGTTTTTTGTGGGATACCGAAAACCAGCGTTTCGCTTTCTGCCTCTGTTGTTTGACGTTTTGGTGCTTCAACAACTACCGCTGCGCCACTGTCATACTCTGGCGTCATTGACTGTTCAACACGCGCCTGACCCGTTGACGCCTTAGCCGCTTTAATTTGCTCAACCTTCGCCCAGCCACCAATTAAGGCATCCAGACCCGTTGAAACATTGCCCCAAATATTTGAATTTGTAGGCGCGCTCGTTGGTACACTTGTATTCATAGCGCCCCCTTTTAAAAGCCGTTACGCGACCAAACACCCATGTATTCGATAACAATTTCGGCTTGTTCTTCTGCTTCGGCATCAATTTTCAAACGAAAATCCTGAATTGTCTTATCTAGCATTACACTTTGATAAATATCACCTTCTAGCATGAAATCTAGCGTGTAAACGCCATCCTGCACTACTTTGCCGTACTGCTCTAAAATGTAATCGTTATCCGCTTTTTCTAGCAAGTCGCGCCACTGCGTACCGTCAATTAAAAATTCAACCGCTTTTACACTGGCTGCTTTAATGTGAATGGCTGCAATTCGGTAGTTTACTGGAATTGGTAAATCTGCAATTTCAGTTCGACCGTTATTTAACTGTTTAAAGCTAGTGCGTCGCATTGTTAACCAGCTTGGTGCAGTACCAACCGATTTATGAGCAATAGCCGACAGCACTGGATTTTCTGCCGCTGCATCAATTTTAAATTTGATTTCACACGTTTGTAAGCCAACTGTGCCCAGGCCAAACATACGTTGCTGAACTAAATCAGTAACGTTTACGCCTTTCATTTCTGGACGCACAAAATGAAATGTAACAACACCCGCTTTAACAGGGCGTTTGTGGCGTGTGTTTTCATCAATTAAATCTTGCAGCGTTTCGTATGTACTTAGTAAACGACCATCTAATTCAATTCGCACGTTTTTAATTTGCGCAGGGGTTGCACCTGCATATTTTAAATCTATCGCTTCATACGTTTGACCAATAGGCAATTTTATTGAACAATCATTACCACTTGAAACGTTCGGGATAGAGTTTAATTTTGTGAATGAACGCATTTAAGACCCCTTTAGCTAATTAAACGTTTTACAGAACGTAAAGCACTTACTTTGTTTACTGCCGCCAATACGCCAAGCGTAATCAGCACTGTTTTGATTGTGGTTTTGTTAATCATGGCTAAAGCCCTATTTGTGGTTGTTTAAAAATTGAGGTTGCACTTTAGGTGAGCTAAAAAAACTTAGTACCACCTAAAGTAAAGGTCTTAATTAATTTCGCCTTTTTAGAGCTTTTGCTTTTTTAGAGCTTTAGCTACTTAAACGTTAAAGTTTTTTTCTCTGTAGCTTTAGTGCCATCTTTCAGCCAATACTGAATTTGCTTTTTTGGGATGTTTTCAAGCTGCTTAATTTCTTTGGTTGATAAATCTAAATTATCAGCCATTGAGCGCCACGCACTTGCAGAGTTAAGCGCGCCACAAAATTTAAAATTACACTGGCGAACAATGGTTTTGTCTATTTCTTGAGGGCTTTGGGTTGCAACGTAAAGCTGCACACCGTATTTACGTCCCTTGCGTGATAACTGCCCCCAATGCGCTGACGCCTTACCAATTCGCGCAACGTCGGCCAATTCCTCAACAATAACGACCATAGGCGCGCCAGCGTGAGCAACAGCAAAAACCAACTGACAAAAACGCTCGAAATTTTCCTCCGTTGGATCAACTGTTAACGCGCAACGAATAGCCCCAAAACCTGATTTTTTAATCAGCTTTTCAAACGCCTTAATACTGCGCACTCGCGGGAGTCGATAATCTTCATCAACATCCCACGCCAAAACGCGCGCACCTGCAAAGTTTACTTTGTCACGTATAAACGCGCTTTTACCCGACCCTGTAGCACCCACAACAAGGTGATGCAAGTTAGGCAAAGTTGGGTCTGTTCGCTCAACTGGCTTTGGTTTCAACTTCACTTTCAATCACCTTCTGTTTATTAATGTGAATATCTGCAACAACGCGCGGAGCAAATACACCAATACCAACAGCAGCAAGCGCCCACGCTGGCGAAAGTTCCGTTTCAGGAATAGAGCCATCAACCGCCTTTGCTAGTTTTTTTAGCTCTTTAGTGCTTACAGTCCAGTGGTCACCGCGGCGCGCTGCCAAATAATCAGTTAAAAGCATTATGCCAATACCGACCAGCTCACCCGCTGCCATTCCTGCAATGTCGTCGTCTTCTTCAAGGTCTTTTTCATCGTCGCGTGTTGCCGCATCAATTAACGTCGGTTCGTCATCATCAAGCAATTGCGCAAAGTCTGGTTTGCCCAAATTTTGCAATTCTTCAACGTCTTCTTCTGGTTTGCTTATTGCTTTTGCCATTATTCATCACTCACTAAAAAATCTAATAAACTGCGCTTAGCCTTTGGTTTTACCTGCTCGGCTTTGGCATCTTCTGCCGCTTCAATTGCTGCGTCTTCACTTTCAACACCGTTTAACGTTTTCATGTTTTTACTGATAAACGTCTGGCCCGTTAAACCTGTGCATTGAATTGTGCCGCAACCATCCGCGAACGATTCACCCGTACAGCGAAAATAAAGCTTTTTCTTACGGTCTTTTTGCCTATGAACCGTTGCTTCATTATTACCGCAGAGTGGGCACTTTATTTTTGCTATAGTCGGGTTCATTTCGTGCGCAACTCCAAAATTTTTAACTGATCACTTAAATCAGATAGACCTTGAGCAAGTAACACACTTAAATTTCTTTGAGCCTTTGCAAGCGCCATTGCAGCGCCTTTTAGTTCAAACGTACCTGCTTTTTCAACGCGCTTTTCAAGTACGCCGACGGTTTCTATTTGGGTATAAATTTTTTCATTCATAATTTAATGCTCTCTTGCATAAGCTGATTGTTTTTAACTTTAAATTCAGTGATTGTTTTAAGCTGCTCGTCTATTTCGTAATAGGTCGCACCCCTTAAAACGTTATTTCTAATTTCTTTAGGAATAAAAGCTATTGGGTTTAGCTTTTCACCCGCGCTCACCTGCCAGTCATTAGCGGGGTGGTTACAGTTATTTTCAGTGCTCCAAGGGGCGTCGCTGTCGCTCCTTTTTTTAAGAGCAAAACGCACTAAGCGCGTTTTTAAAGTGCTTTGAGCTGCAAGCTCCTGCAACCCTATAACTCTTTGCTTTTCTTCACCGTATTCGTTGAGCCCATCAGCCACACGGGAAACTTGAATAGGTCGCTCAGAACGCTTTGCAAACGCGCCACCCATAAGATTAATAAACTGCGCAAACTGTGAATTATCAGCAGCGCTGAAAATTTCGCGTAATACATCTGTTGACTTGTCGAGCATTTCAGGCTTGGCGCGTCTAATTTCACGCCACACACCAACGCTTGCACCACCGACAAACTGAAATTGACGAATGCGCCAACGACTAGCCCATGCACCCACATTAAGCACAAGGCCATTTTCATTATTAAATTCATTACCTGTTTCATTATCTGTTTCACCTTCTATATGATTTGCATTGATATTTTTTGAAATATATTTAGCAATATAACCAACCGCTGACCCCTTCGACGAGTCTATATTTTCAGCAGTAAAACGCGCTTGCTCTGCGCCTTTTTCGTCACCATCAACTTGCATTGCATAGCCACGTAAAACCTTTGTTGTTACTTGCTCATGCTCTGGAAGCATAAACAAAAGCATATGCCAGTGAGGGGTTGCATCGTGATGAGGTTCAACAACGCGCACACCAAAAACGGGCACGTCAATTTTATTTAATTCTGCGCGCGCTTTTGCCCACTGTTTAACTAAAAAAGCCTGTGTTTCTTTAGGGGTTGCATTGTTGTATTTTTTGCTATTTGCGTGATATTTGCTTGGCGCAGTAATTGTATAAAACACGGCTTTCATGCCCTGCGTTTGCGCGTATTCTTCATAACCGCGAATGCGAACCATCAATTCAATTCGTCGCAACTCTGGATTTGATACAGAACCCTTAAACACTTCTGCTAAATCAAGCGTTGTTTCACCGTCTTCACTCTCAAGCTGCATTGAATCAAGCCATTCTTGTTGACTTTTCTTTGCATACTTAAACTCATTAACGGCCTGTAACGATGCGTAAGGGCTTTTTGCCTTGTTAACTAGACCAAGTGTTATGTTCAGGTGTTCAAGTGTCATATCGCGCATTCTGTTAAGCTTACGCTGCCACCATTTATCACAAGTCATGCGTCGAATTGCTATTTCTAATTTATCCGCAAGTAATTCAGCATTACCCCCGTTTTTCATAAACGCTTGAAAAGCTGTGTACGCCGGCGCGGTTTCAACTTGGTTTATAGTGAACTCGGCCAACTGTTGATACTTGCTAATAACTAACGCTGTTGCCTGTTGCAATGTCATGCTTTTATCAAAATTAATAATGCCCATTTGCTGACAAATCAAAGCAAGCTGCTTTGCTTTTTCTTTGCGCCTTTTTTCGCGCTGCAACTCAGTTATATTTAATGGCGAACCGGTTACTATTTCGTTAACTCGCTTGATTAATTCGCGCATGAATATATTCGCGCTTTTTTCTGGGTTTTTTGCGGTGGTCGAGTTGAAACGTGCCGCATATAACCTTGCAGCATGGCGTCTTAAGTAGGATGTCGGAATTGATTTTAATTGCTCTTTTACGTAATCGGCGGCTTTATCAAATCCAAAGGCAGGTGAGCAAAACGGCACTGCGCGGGTTAACTCAATTGGTTTTAACCCGCCTTTTATTGGCTCGTATGCTATTGCAATGCTACGCATCAAGTAAAAGCTCGCACCAGCGACACATTGCGTCATCCAAAGAATGCCCAGCAACAGAAGAACCGTTATCATGCAGCACATCAATTAAATCACTGATTAACTCTATTTGCTCTGGCTCTGGCTTAACTTTCAGGGGTATTGCTTTGTTTATTGTTTTAATCCAACCCTCTGACAGCCTAACAGCAGTAAAAGTAAGAACAGTATGAACCGCAATTTCATCAAACCTAAAAAGGCTCACTACGTTTTTTCTGTCGTTCATAGCGTCACCATTCTATTTTGAGCGGCAAGCGATAAAGCGCGACGACGTAAATCTTCACCAGCTAAAGCTGAATCTTGAGCTTTAGCTTGTTGGTTTATTTCTTTGTCTTTTTGAAGTGCTGACTCAGTGCTGTTTAAAATCATTCTTAGCTGGGCAACTCTGCCGCGCACAACTTGCTTAAACTCGCTATCATTTTTAAATTCTGTTGCATCTAAATACATATTTTTCACCTTTGGCTGATTAAAAAATTCGTTCACTCTGGCGTCATAAAAAAGCGGTTACTGTATGTAAAACCAGCAACCGCCCAGCCAAAGATTAGCAGCGGTTTCCCTTGCTAAAGGTGATTAAATACTCCTTGTGGGTACTAGTCAACCAAAGGCGTAGTAGTGCACATCTGGTTTACTAGGTCTATAATCAAAATAAGCATGACAGGCAACAGGTAGAAAACTTATGAAAATAACGACTTCGCTAGAACTACTCGATTGGTTTAAAAGCGTTGCAGAGATTGAATCTGACTACATGGTTAGCAAGTTGACAGGTATATCAAAACAGCACTTAAGCTCAGTGAGGAATGAAAAGAAGGATTTCTCCGACCATACAGCATTAAAGCTTTTACTGGTTGGCGAACACCCTGAACCCTTACAGGCAATGGCTTTGCTAGAAGCGCACAAGGCTGAAAAGAACGGGGAAGATGAGCGCGCCAAATTGTGGCGTAAAAGCGTTGCATAGATGAAAAGCCACACCGCCAAAATGTCGTTGCTATTTTAGTTAAACGCAAGCTTTTAGCGGTCTGTAGCTCATGTGGGTTCTTACTATTTATATTATGTTAAATACGCTCAAACCCGCCATTCTGTCGCTTATTCCCTGTTCCGTGTTAAAATTCTATGTAACTGTTATTTATATAAGTTTTCTGTAATTTTCGTTCGATTAATTTTATTGATTGAACTAGCTTTAGCAATCTAAAAAAATCATCGTTAAATCTTCCGCGCTGTTAAAAAAAACTATGTCAACGGAACTTAAGGATTAATATGACTGATTTCAAACAATTACTTTTTCGCGCGGGTTTTATGAATTTTGGCAAACTAGACAGACGCGCCGCAATGACGTTTTTATTTATAAACTCAGAGCGAACGCTTGAACGCTGGATAGCTGAAAACAAGCCATGCCCTCGCGCTGTTGCTATGCTTGAGCAGCGCATTAATGGTGGCATGACTTTACATGAATCTTGGGCGGGTTTTTACATTTGCAGAGATGGTTATTTGTGGACGCCACGCGGCAAACGCTATGAACCAAGCTACATTAATAAGCTTGATTTCTTGCAAAGCTCTGTTCGCTACAATGAAAGCCATGTAAAAGCGCTTGAGGGGCAAATAAGCCACTTACATGACCTAGTCGCTGCAAGTGAAACGTTAAAGACTATCGGCAACGATTTAATCAAAATGTCGGACTCTTTAGCACTTAAAGAAATTGTAATGAAATATGGCGATAAACAACGCGCCTAATTTAAAAAGGCCGCATATTTGCGGCCTTATTTTTTTACCGTTTAACCTGGTACTACGTCAGCGCATCTTCAAGGGCACTAATTAATTCGTCATCAAGTGTATTTTCTGACTTTTTAGCAAGATGCTTTGCGGTTGCTATACATACTTTTTTAATGAATGTTTCAGTTAGCAATTTAACGGCTAAATACTTAACTAAGGTTGTAAGCATTACGCTCTCCAAATTTATTAAAACGCTCTTCAAGTGAAATTAACCGCTGTTTAATCCATGCAATATCAGTTCGATTAACAGCCACCGACACAAACACGGTAACAACATTGCTTGCAATAATAATTACTGTGCTGTCTGTCATACATCAACCCCACTTGCTGTGCGTATTGTGGCCTTATCAACTAGGTTTGCTATTAGCACCCTGTATTGAGGTTTAACCCGCCTATCGTTATCAAGTATTTCAGCTAAAAAATCTTTGTGCCTGTCATGCGTTCCCAGCCAAGCACGAATACGATTTTCATAAACAATATACTCATCATTCATCGAATCGCGCGTGAGCACAAACCCCGCATTAGACACTTTGATATAATTAGAGCCGTTAATTAAAAATTGCAGCTCGGCCAAAAAATCAGCTATCGGCTTGGCTGCTGTTTTTGCTGCATTGTCGGCCTTTTGATAAAACCAAATACCCGCACCCGCAGCCAGTAACCAAACAAAGTTTTTTGTCATAAATTTAGCCATAAAACCCCCACTCAAACCCCTGCTTAATTTCATCATAGGTATATGGATTACTGCCATTTTCCATATCAATCATTGCTGAAATTACCGCAGGGTAAGTATCATCACTCAATTTTTCATTTGCTGAGATACCGGCTTTTTTTGCCACAAAATTAATATAGTTTTGCGTGTCGTTTTCACTGTTTGGTGCCCATCGTGCAATTATACCCGCAATG